CCGGAACCTCATCGGTCAGCGTGACAGGCTTCGAGAACGGCTTACCGGCCAGCACCTCGACCGTGCGGCCGAATGCCGGGAACAGCGTGGCCGTATCCTTGCGCGACTTGTACGCCTTGTCGGTTTCGCCGGGCCACTGCGGCAGATACGTGGCGCCAGCGGCTCGCATAGCGGGCGTGCCGCCGAGCAGCGCGTCGACAATGGGCCAGTTGGCCGCCATTGCCTCGACTGCGGCGGACTGATCTCGGACTGTCGTCGTCATGTGTGTGGTTCGGTTACATGTGGAGCGGCCTGACGGTCGTCTGACGCTTCACGATCGGCCAATTCTTCACGATGAAGTAGCCCTGAGCGTCAACCACGTGGTCAACGCCGCTTGTCTTATCCGGCATGCCGTGCTTGTCGTATGCCTGCTCCTCAAGTGCTTCTGTGAGTTTCGGGCATCGATGCGTGTTCACCTTGAACCGCCGTTCGCCTTTGTCGTTGGCGATCATGGCATTCATGGAGTTGACGCGATCCTTGATGGCGGGGTTTGTTGAATCAACACGCACGGTGAATCCGGCCTGCTTCAGGATCGACAGATCCGATTCGCTCGCATTCTTGCTGCTGGTGTTGTGCCCGCTCGCGTCTGGATAGACGACAATGTTGCGACTCGGGTAACGATCCTTCAGCAATCTAACTAGCGTAGGCGTGTCTCGCACATCAACCAGTTCGTCTACTGCGTACGGCAGGCCATCACGAATCACGTTGATCGGCGATGCCATATGGTTAACGTTGAAGTCGACGCCCGCGTGTATCACCTCATCGGGACCGAGCACCGCATCCGTGTGGTTCAGCTTGCGGTCAAAGTCAGGATAGACGGCGCCGCTCGTCAGATTCACGAACGCGCCCATCAAATACGCTTCGATGAGCTGCGGCGGATACGAGGCTCGCAGCGTTTCAACGTAGTCGTCGGGCAGGAACGGATTGCTCATCGTCGCCGCCTGGACGATCGCGTAACCAGGCTTCGGGTCTTTCACCCACGTCGAGTGCGCAAAAGAAAAGCCCTCCGGAGTTGTGTAAGCCGACACCCGATTGAACGGTTTGTCGATACCCTTCGGCTTTTGCCGATTCCGCGCGATGATCTTCTGCCACGCAGCTTGCGCAAGCGCTTTCTTCAGCGTGTCGATCTCGTCGACGTGCGCCCGATAGCTTTCGTACCCGACGATACGCGCCGGATTCTCAAGCGTGCGCATCACAAAGTCACCGCAGCCCGGCGAACTCACGTAAATGATGTTTTCCTGCTTGTTGTACTTGTAGCGCAAGCCCAACTCGGAGAGTTTTTCCTCCATCCGAGGGGCCAGAATCAGGCGCACAAGGTCATACGTCGGCTCGTACAGCGCGATGAGCGCGTCCGATGAGTGCAGCGCGTCGCGCATGGCGCAATTGGCCAGTGTTTCCGTTTTCCCGACTCCAAACCCTCCGCAAAAAAGCGGAAACTTGTCGTTCATCTGAAAAAACTGCGCCTGCGGTTGCGTCATCTGCAAGCGAACAGTCTTTCCGCTCATGCTTTCACCTCTTTCGGCGGCACGACTTCGATTTCGATTCGCGTAACCGGTTCGTCGCCCGGCGGGTTGTTCTTCTGCAGTTCGGCGCGCGTCTTTTCCAGCGACTCAATGCGAGCCGTCAGCCTGTCGATGATCGCTGTGTAGTCGACGCGCTTCAAATGCGTCTCGGCAGCCGCGTACGCTTTACCGTCGCCGTCGCGCTGCACTTCGCTGTCGCGCTGCACTTCGCTGTCAATCACCAGAAAGTCATTCGTCTGGATCGACTTCGCCTCGGCAGCCAGTGCGCGGCGCAAGCGCATCTTCGTGATGAATAGCTCGTCTTCGACCGTGCCTATCGATCCGCGCAGATCGCCAGCGAATTCCGCCTCACCGGGGAGCAGAGCGGCGCTGTAGATGCCGTGCTTAGCAGCGTTCTGATTACCGATCGGCCGCGCCGGCTTCTTCGGCCCAGTGCTCGCGCCTCCATGCAACTTGCAACGCCTTTTGCCATCCAACGGGGCGCGCTTGCAGGGGCTACCCGCCTTTGTGAGCGCCCCACATGCTTTCGCCATGTGCGGCCTCTTTCATGGGGTTTCGTTTCGCAAATTGAGCGGATTCGACTTTCGCCAGAGCGGCGCGTCGCCACTTTTCACTCAAATCAGCGTGAATTGACCGGACCACGAGTCCGATTTCTCTTTGTTCTTTGCCTTCCAAAGCGGCTGCAAGTTATGCAGGCTGTTTGCCTTGCGCAGTTCATCAGGGTTGGATAGGTCGAATGTGGATAGCGGGCGAATGTGGTCCGCTTCCCATTCACCGTGGTTCGACCACGTCATACCCGGCTTGAACAAACGCTCGAAGTGCGCGACGAATTCCTCTTGCGTGTAGCCGAGCATCTGCGTCGTACGCTCACTCTGTTTGCGCTTTTGCTTCACGCGCTCCAGCGAGCGAGCCACGAACTTGCGCATCAGAAGCAATGCCGCGAACTGAGCGTCTTGTTTCGCCCTCTCGCGCATCCACTGCGACTTGTACGCGTTGCGCGCGTCGCCGTTCTCTCGCTGATACTCCGCAGTCTGCGCCTTGATGCGATCCTTGTTTTTAGCGTAGTAGGTCGCGTTGCGCTCTCTCATTTTGGCGAGACAGGAGTCCCGATTAGCGGCGTGGTACTCCTTGGATTTTTCCCGCGCCCTTTCTTTCTGCTCTGGCGTAGCTGGCTTCTTCGTGCGAGGCTTTAGGTGATGCATGACGCTGCACTCAACGCACATAGCGTTGCAGGTGTAGCGCGTAGCAGCGTGCCCATTTGCGCATGGCTTGCCGGTGAAATAGCGCGGCAATCTCTGAGCGCGCGCTTCTGCGCGCGTGATGATGTTGTTCATTCTTAGCCCTGACTAGGAGCTGACCGTTTGGGACGCTTGGAAACCGGCGGTCAAACCGGCTTGTCGGGTGCCCCCTATCCAAGCGCTGTTCGATTCTATACGAAGGTGGCCGCGCCCGGCGCCCTAGAACTTCCGGCGAACCGAAAGGGAGGATCAGGCTTCCATGACCGTCACGGCCTGCGGCGGTTACTCGTGAAGCGTCGCGCCACCTTATGCTCCGCTGGGCGCGTGACTGCAAGCAGTCGGGGTAATCAGCAAATGATCGTGCCCGGCGGGAACCCTGCCCGCGTTCCTTCATCGAGCCAAATCGGCGAGTGGAGCGGCCACTGACGCGCGGCGCGCTGCAGGTCTTCGATCGACTTCCGGAACGCCTCGGCAGATTTCTCGGCGTCCTTCGTGTCCACGTTGATCTTGACGCTCACCTCTCCGACTTTCGGAGTCACCTTCTTGAACACCGTTTCCAAGTGTTCCGCGATCGATTTCCACTGCTCGGCTGTCGGAGCGGCGCCTTTGCCAAGCTCAACGAAACCTTGCAGCCAATATGCGAACTGTTCGGGGGTCATTTCCTGCCTCTCGTGTTTGGTCGCGCACACTGTCCGTATGTCTTGCCGGGTTCCAGCCCTGACAGTGCGCGCGGTGAATCGGTGCAACATGACGATTGGGCTCGCGTCAGCAAGCACATGCGTCAAATCGCGTGTAGAGACTTGCCCGCGCTACGTTGCCGGGCCATTGCCAGCATCGGGTAGCGGGGCTATCTCACTTTGTACGCACAACCGTGGCGCGCTCTCAGAGCGGCATGTCGGCGGCGCAAGGCTCACACAGAGCCGTTTCCTGCATGGATTCTTCATGCGCGGTCGCGCTGGATTGAATGGGCGCGGGGCGACGTCATTTCATGGCTCACCTCACTTGTTATTCTTTTCTCGCGGTATATCAGTGCATCGTTCGGCTGCGGCCCATGATTTCGATGCCGGCGCCGATTATTTCCTGTTCGTGCTGGCCGTTGAGCATCTCGACGCGGCCGTCGATCGCCGCGCGCCACTCGGCGGGACTGTCGAGCCCTTGGCGTTCGATGACGGACATCGCGCAAGCCAGCGCGTCGCATAGCGCCTGGATGTCAGAAAAGACGTTGTTGATGTCGCTCATTTTCTTCCGCCTCCAAAAGAATCCTCTTTTGATTTCGGACGGCCTGTGCTGCACGCATGTTCGCGCGGGCCTCCTCCGAAAATTTGCGACCCTTGGAATTGTTTGACGCGCTCATCTTTGCTCGGGACTCGTCTGTTATGACCCGTCTCGCGTTAGCCGCGCCTATCCTTGCTCTGTGCTCGGGAGAAAAAGTGCGGACCCTCCCGATTTGGCGAAGCTTTTCGCGAACTTCGAGGGACATGTTCTTTGATGCGGCGCGTATTTTTTCGATCGCCTCAGGAGTGTGCTTGTATCCCGACGGGCTTCCCGCAACCTTGAAAATGTTGTACTCGGGCTTAAGCAGGTCAATTGCCCTCTGCTCATACATCAAAAGATCAGCCTTGTCGCAATACAAGACAACTTCGAATTTCAGTTGATCGATCCCGTACTTCTTGCAGGCATTTGAAAGAGGACCGTTGCCATGCCTCCCATTTGCCAACTGAGACCGGTGAGTCCTCCAGCGACTATCAAGGTAAGTCGCACTTCCAATGTACTGGCTGCCTGACGGAGCCGTTATCGAATAGATGCCCGAGCTAAACTTCTTGCGCTTATGAGGATCGTTCGCGCCGGCGCTCATTGCATGTCCTCGATCGAAGTCACCGCGGCCAGTGTGTTGTACGCCTTGGCGCACTCAACCTGCTGCGGGTTGTCAGGGTTCACTGCCACCATCCGGCCACGCATGCCGACGATCTCAAGTTCGATCCCGCCGTGCTCGGCCATCACGCGGCGCGCGACTGCGATTGCTTGCAGGAGGGTCATGCGTCGAGTTCCGCATAGTCTTCGAGCTTGCTGATGATGCAATCCATGCCCTCGCACGCGTCAATCATTCCGTCCGTGACGAATGCCATCACAGCGAAGACGCCAAGCAGCGGCCAGCACAGCATGTAAGCGGCAAATTTCATGCGTCACCCCCGAATCGTTTCAGTTCGCGTTCACGCTCGGCCTTCATCGCAGCAGCAATGAATTGCGCCTTGCGGGCCTTGAATTCTTCGAGCGCTTCGACTTGCGCTGACTCGTAGCCGATCGGTTGCTCGCGATTCTCCGCAGCAATGCGCCGATCAGCTCGCGCGCCAACGCGGCAGATCGCCACTCCGAGCAGGACAAACGCAGTGATGCAAATCAGCGCCGGGATGAATTTGTCGATCATTTGCCGCTCCTCGTTGCGAAACTACCACAGTATCCGTTGAGAACGAACGTTCTCCACTCAAAGCGAAACGTATCCACGATCCCGCGTGTCACGAAAACTTCTTGCTCGTTGAGATACTTCTATAGTATCGTTCACACATACGCTGACACACGGCAGCGAGACACGAAACGGAGCAGACCATGATCCAACTTGATAAGCAGTACATCGACGCAGCGCTGAGCGCACTGCGACGTGCGTATGACGTGCTTCAGGACGGAACGCCTATTGAGCGCGGCGTGGCAGCCGCAGCGTGCATCTGCGCAGCAATCGACATCGAAGTGCGCGTTGAGCGTCAGCAAGCAAGGGAGGCAGCATGAACACGCCGGCCACCGAAACAGAACTGGAAGCGCACAACGACCGCATGGCCGCGCGCCACTATGGCGAACTCGACCAGCACGACGCAATGATCGAGCGCGCCGAAGTCATCACCAAGGATCGGATGGCGACGCTCAAGGATGACGACCTGATCGCCGGCTTTCACTCGGCCGTCGGCAAAGACGCGGCGACGATTCGCGCAGCCTGGCGCGATGACGCGCAGCTCGCAGCGATCGTGCGGCGTTTAGTGGAATTAGAGATCGCTCGTGATTCGCGCGATCAAGCCGAAAACGAGCAGTTTCCGCGACACTGAGACAGCAAATGATCCCGCAACGCAATCCGGTGCTGCGGTTATAGCCCGATCTGACGTAACGAGATGTAACTGGCCCGCTCTTGTAGCGGGCTTTTTTTATGTGGTTTCCGGTTACAGCGAGGAATCCGGATCGGGCGTCCCCGCTGACCTCCCTGGTGCGCTAAACATCGCCTATCGTCCTTTCGGTATCAAATATGCAAGCGTGGAGCCTCGACATCTCACGTTGAGAGCGGCCGGCACTGATCTCCGGCATACGGACCATATTTCGCTTTCGCTACTAGATGGCTCCGCGCATGGATCCTCATTGCGCATCAGCCTGCGCATTCACCCTCACGACTGGCGGCTAGCAGATCGCTGGAATCGAACCAGTTGGGCAACATCACCGCTAGCAAGCTGGAGCCCGATCTATACGCCATGCGTGAGAGCGCCGGGCCCGCGGACCCGACGCACGGCTTTCCTGTTCGCGCCAGAAAGCAAAAAGCCGCGCTCCATTTTACCGAAGCACGGCCTGCTGAATAAAAAACCGCTCAAGCATTTCTGCGAGCGGAAAGTGACCTTGGTAGATCACGGAAGGAACCGAAATGAGGCCCGGGGGAGCCTCATGTCAGGACAGTGGGTGGAAAACTCCCACTGTGACAATATTATACGAGTTCCATAACAGTATCGTCAAGCGTTATATGCTCCTGTCATGGTATCGGTTGTGTTGCAAAGAATCAGCGCATGCAGCGCGCGGATTGCCTCCTGACGCTTGGCAGCGGGAATGCCCCGGGCTGCCGCACGCACTTCCTCGATTTCGGTCCATGAATTCGATAACTCAACCTGACCAGCCGAACCGGCCTGATCCGACCCAGTCAATGCCGTTTGAACACCCGTCATTCTTCGCTCGCTGTATGTGTTTTTGGGGATCGCTTTCAACGAAGCGATACCGTCAAGATACTTCTTATCTTTCGCGCACGCAAGGAATTCCGATACATCCTGTTACTTTTCTTCAACGGCAAATATTACCGATCGGAATCAGTTTATTTCTGTGATTCGTTCGGCTTTTCCGGCACCAGGGACTCGAGCGGCTTGCCCGTCACCAGCGCGCCGAACACTTTGATCAGAGCTGATTTGGTGGCCTCTGGCGCCTGCGCATAGAGGTTCATCACCGTCTCCTGAAAAGCGCGCGCGTCGTCGTCATCGG